GATCAAACTGAGACTGACTCATTGTCGATTTAGATTGGTTAATCAAATTTTGATCATATAGCTGATCAGGGGCGCAATCATAACTGAAATGCATAATCACACGATGAGCGCCGTCTTGCTTGTTCTCATTAACAATTAAACTCTCATACTGTTGATAAAGTTTATAGAGGTATTCGAATTTGTAGGACGCAGAAGACAAACCAATAATTTTGTTATTTGGCCATCGAGTCCTTTCGCTTTCCTTCATCTCTCCCTCTTCGATCATCTTCGTCTCTATATCATACGTTTCTTGGCGCTCAGTTGGATTCTCAACGACAGATAGGAATGGCATGATAACCTCGTTGAAAATCTTCTCAGGCATCAGGAGAAGCTCATCTATGATCATTCTCTGGAATCGGAAGCCTCGCAACTTTTCTCCATCACCCAAAGGCAACGCTCTAATACTACTAGTTCCTATTTCCATAACCCACTCATCATTCATTTTAGATGTCCTAGTTATACATTGAGATAGAAACTCCGCTTTAGGGCTTTTAGCAATATCCTCAATCTTTTTGAAAATCATCTTAGCCTGACGAAAAGACTTGGATATGATACCTATCTGAACTCCTTGATTCATAATAGCATCTAAGATAGCAAATACAGCAGTTGAGAATGATTTACTCATGCCTCGACTCCAGATTCCTAAAAAGTAGTCTGTCTCCATCATAGATTTGATGGCCATATGCTGAAAGGGAAATAACTTCACACCCGTGAATAACTCACAAGTGAATGAAGGATTATCCCTAAGAAATTTATATAGAAGGAGCTTAGCCTCTCCTTCTTCGATATAACCTTCTTTTGAAAGAACCTCTTGGTTTACTTTCTTGAATTTCTTGTAGAGTTCCTGATTCCCGTCTATCCAAGCCATTTTTTTCTAATTCTTTTTCCCAAAAATATTGTAAATCAACTTTCCAAAGTTTTTTACCACAGTGGAGGATCTTGGGTATTAATTCCTCACTATCTTTCCTAGAGCCACTGAACACAAATTGACAGCAGTCACTAAATTGTTCCTCAATAGCCCGAAGGCGACTGAAAACATACTTCATATTAAATTTTTTATAAACTGACTGATTTATTTTAAAAAGATCTCTATAATCAGCCTCAACAACAATAAATAAATAACACCCCAAACTCTTACACCGTTCTATCTCTCTCAGAAACCTATCATAGCCATTTGTCACTGTAGCTGCAAAGTCACTAAAGGATTTCCGTTCAACGTGAGTATATGTATAGTTTTGTGGGGGCAGAGTATAATCACCAAAGTCTAATTTATGAATAAGAGAGTTTTCGAAAGACAAAGGTTTATTCTCCCTAGTATCGATCCATATCTCCGCATTATTACAATTTTCAAAAAACTCCTCACACAAATTTTTATTATATGCTGGCTCAACCCCTAACGCATTACATAATGCCGTGTAGCTGCCGAAAAGTTTCTTAATTATGTCTAACGTTGGCCAATCCCCGGTCTTGAGGTATAAACTAGATGGACCGTGTCTTAGGCTCTTTTTCTCTAGTCGTTTTTGAAATTTCTCCAATACATATTTTTTTGTTTCATCTTCTGGGGCTTGAAGACACCAACGCCTCATATTTTCAGAACTATTGAAGTCCATAGAAAAATATTGCTTGGCGTTTTTAAATTCTATAGGATTCTCCGTTAGTTTATCAAAACGTGGGTAGTGTTTGACGTAGTACCCACCAAGAAACATATCATGCGCTTTAATGTGCATGTGAAGCCCTCTCTGCGTCTTAAAGGTTTTCCCGCACTCTTGACATTCAAATTGCATCGTCTTTGCTTATACCTAAGATTCTAGCCTTCCACTCTGCCATACCCTCCATCCGCTCGGCTTCTTCTTTAATTAATTTTTTTTGCATTTCTGCCATACGAACCATGTTCTTTCGTTCCTCCTCCTCTTGGAACATATGAACGATGGCTAAAAACGAAGCGTTGTCTTTTTGGTTCTTCTTCTTGCGTTCCGCACGGTCGCCCTGAAGTTTTTTCGTCAAATTCTCAATGCGGGTCTCACATTGATGATATTCTTGTGATTTAGCTTTGATAATCTCAGCTAGCCGGACAGTCATTTCAGTTTGATCGTCTGCGACATCGAACATATCATTAAGTTTATTAAGATGCGCTGAAACAACCTCTAAGTTAATAACTTCTTTACATACGTTTAAGTATAGATTGAGTTCGTCAGCGGTCAAATCGGGCTTATCCCAACTTAACCGGATAAACTCTTGTTCGAACAACTCCCTGTCTTGCTTGTTTAAATAATTATTGATGATTTTTAAAAATCTGCTATTGGACAAGTTGATGCGAAGTTTCTCTATACAAATTTGTTTTTGCCTATTTAATTTACTTTCTTCTAGACCTATACCTGTAGCATCATTTATTTTCTTTACGATCCTACTTGGGCTTTTCGGCGATGAATAATCATTGACCGCGCCAGACTCTTGCGATGGAACAAAATCAGGGTTTATCTCATGGATGTAAGAAAGCACTGTTCTCTGCTCATTACTTAAAGGTTTTATTCGTTTTTGGGGGAATATAAGCTTCGCTATCTCAAGGGAAGACAAACCTTCTTGCGCTTGATCCAATATGAATTCTTTTTGTTGATCTGTTAAGTCTATCTTGTCTGTTGGCGCTCTGGCTGTTGTTTTATAATCAATATCATTCTCAATCAAAAACTTTCTCACAGCTCTCCCCTCTTTGTTGCGGCCATCTAATTTATCATCTTTGAAGCATTTTTGTGTCAAATCATTAAGGTCCAACATATCTTTCGCGTTTTCCTCCAAAAATTTCTGCTGTTCTTTTGTTAATTTCATTTTTTCGGGTCTTCTTGTTTCAATATTGATATCGCCATTTCTTGAAATTTATTCTTTAGATTCTTAACCTGACGGTATCCTGTCTTGCGAGTCGCGTCTGTAATCTTATATCCCATGAAAATAGCAATATCCTCCTCAGAACAATCTTCAAAGTACAACATATGATATGCAGTAAAATGTTTTTCGCTAAGTCTGTTTCGCATTTCCTGATTCAACTTGTCAATGTGGCCATCATAATCAAAATGAGAATTACACCTAACATTGCCGATTGAGTCAGTTTCATCCAAACTCCCGGCTGTTTTAAGCTCTAAGCCATATTTTTTCTTTTTTGACCATTTAGCAAAATCTTTACAGCTAACATCTTGATTACCACTCTTTGTTTTGGCGCACAACTCATCTCTAGCGTGTATACATGTAGAACAAGGTTTTATATAAGAACCATAATGATTCCTTATAAGATTCCACATCCTATTAGTAATAACTCGACTCAACCAAGGTTCAAGAGGTCTTGTCTGATCCCACATATGCCACTTCTGGGCAATATGAGATTTTACAACCTGCTCTACGTCTTCAAAATCAAACCACTTAATTGCATCTAAGCGCCATCTAGATTTTTGCTTTTTTACAGCTAGGTCTATTAGATCTTGGAAGTCTTCATATTTTTTCTTTTCGTCCATTAAGGATTGGAAGTAAATTCATCTAAGCCATATGAACCCTTCCCCTTAAAGTCTGGCGGCGTGTTTTGTCCTGCTAGAGAACCAATAGTAAAAGATTTATTATTATAAATTTCAACATCTAGACCCCGAATATCAGGGACAAATTCAGCATCAGTCTCATCATCCGAAACTGCAGATGCCTTTTTTCGAGTTGTCTCAGCAACTCTTGCGTTAGATTGACCTACAGAACCAAAATTTGCCCCGCATTTGGAACAAAAATTAGGTTTTGCAAAATTATATTCAATCTTAACCCCACAATCAGAACAAAACATGTGACTCATCTCATTTAT